GAAATACTTCCCATCAAATGTTTTATGATAGAATCCAGTATAATATTCTCCAGAACTAACATATACTAATTTATAACCCCTACTATATTGGTTAGTTAATATTCTATTTTTTGGTGTATACATTGTTTAAATATTTTTAAGCATTACCATTTGCATCATATGGAGCTCTAAATACTAATAGATTCCAGTTATTACTTTTTCTTGTTCCATACACAAATCCTGTTTTTGCATTATAATTATTTTTCATTGATGATGCCCATCCTGAGGAATTTATACTACCTACATAAATTTGAGCATGTCCATATACATAATGTGTATCTGAGCCTGATGTTGGTTTGTCATTAGCCCAATAAACTATTACATCACCATAACCCCATGTTTCATTTTTAATTAAATTTCCAACTTCTATTCTTGATAAACCTGTACTAGTTGTTTTTTTATAACCTAATTTAGTCAAATTGGCATGAAATTTTACATCCCATCTTGCATCACCACCTGATGCTATTTGAGGATTTTTTAGTTGTCCTCCTTTTAGGAAACTAACATAATTTAAAGCTAAATTGTATGTCCATCTAGCACACATCTTTGGAACTTGAGGATCTCTAGCAAATACCCCATTATAAGATTTTAACATAGCATTTTCCCTTGTAGAAGATTCAGGGAATGTTGTTGCAGATGGAACAATTGATTTTGATGGGAGAGGATTGCTACCTGCTGTTTCACCTTTATCTTCTGATGTCATTTGGGGTGGTCTTTGGATTGGTGATAATGGGTTTGCAGGAACTGATAGTGTTTCTAATGTTGTTTTCCAACCACTAACATCAATTTTATGGTTTATCCCCTTTAATTGAATATCAACTCCATCTTTCTCATATGAAGGAGGTAGTATATCATCTGTTATAAGAAATTTTTGATATAATTTCATCCCACTTATCCCATCCATGGTAAGGGTTAAATTAAAAGGAAGAAAAAATGGGGCTTGCAATTGTGCTTCTTTTTTAGCTTTTCTGTCAGTTAATATACCTAAAGCTAAAGAAATAGCTGTGGTCATATTTGATTTATAGGAAGAAATATCTTCTTCATTAAATTGAGTATTTTGGTATATTGAAATATAATTTTCTTTTTCTTTTGAAACTATTTTTGCTAATTGATTAGGTTTAAAAACTTTTTTGGTTTTTTTCTGTTCTTCAATATCTGGAGAAGATACCTTTTCTGGGATGATTCTATCTATTAATCCAGCATTATAATTTGAAAAAGAAGTAGCATTCCCATTAAGTTGATTACTATTAGATTGAGCCCCTATAGATATCATAGTAGCAAAATCATTAGATAAATCAGCTGTTAAGTTAATTTCTCTAATAAAACTACCATTTATTCCTCTTTTAACTCCAAAAACATTAAATCTAGTATACTCAGTTTTAGAAGGGGGATTAGTAAGTCTTTGTGGGATTTCTTCAATAAATTGTACTTTTGTACCTTCTTGATTCATTCTTAAATCATATTTATTTATTCCCCCAGTAGCTTCAATCATTCCTTTTTGGAGGGTTTTTAAGAATTCAAACAATAAAACACTTCCTTCTTCATCTGTATTCATACTATCTAAAACTTCAGCAATATATGTAGTACTAACCATAATATTACCTAATCTTCCTAAATATTGTTCATTTTTATAAAAAAAGTCAGTTTGTTTTAACAATTCATTAATTTTGACATCCTTCATTCCAATAGTACTTCCACCTTCATTAACAATTGAAAAATTTTCATAAGGTATTAAACATACTCTGGGGTCAGTTGATAACTGCCCAGGGATTCTAAGAATAACATTATCATCATTAGCTAAATCCTCAAAATTCATATCAAAAGTAAATTGAGGAGTATTTGTTTTTGTATTATATAATAATAAATTAGATTGAATAAAAGCTAAAAAAGCTCCATATTTAATATAAATTAAAGGATTACTAGATTTTTCTTCTTTAGGATAGGTAATTCCAGTTCTATAAAGAAGACCTTTTGGGTATGTAAGGGTTTTTGGAAATTCGCCTTTATCATCTCTAAAATTACCTACTTCTAAGGATTGAAAACCTGCATCTTTCTTAGACAGGGAATGAGTAATAGATTCTTGGGAACCTTGAAATATCCCATATAAAAAGGAATTTATGATTGTTTTATCTGCATTTGTAATTAATACAGAAGATCCACCAGCCGAAAGTACTCTCCAAAAATTACTCCATGCTTTACCAAAAAATGATCCTAATGATTCTTCAACAGATTTAGGAGTTGTAAGATTAATTTTTAACGATTCTATTACATCACCCACAGAAGTTAATTGTACTTGACAATCATAACTTCCATCAGGGTTGAACTGCCAATTAAATTTAGTGATTTTTCCAAAAATACCTTCATAATTTCCTTGGTGTTGTTTTTTGGTTTTGTTTATAGATTTAACTAATTCATATTGACTAGTTTCTCCTTTAAGACCTGATGAACCACCAAGAAGTAAACTCATAGGATTAGTTAAAAAATTTGGGAAACTTTCTAATGTTACTTTACCATCTTTTTTTTTCAAATATTGACTATGACCAAATTCCAATAATAAAGTATAACCAGGTCTTAAATATAAAACATCTATTAATTGGAATTGTTCTTTGCTAAAACATTTTATATTAATTGTAGTTTTACTTAATGCTCCATTATTATAATAAGTTACATCAGCATCAGTAATACCAGGCATAGGTACGTATCCTCTTGAATTATTAGATATTCCCCCCCATCCATAAGCACCATCAAAGTTTGAACCTTTATTTAACCCAAATTGCATTTTACCTTCACTATTAGTTACTCCTCCTTGTAAGATAAAATTCTTAGCCAATAGATTATCCTTGATTAATTCTTCACTAACTCCTGATGCTATTAATTTTTTAAGTACAGAATCTTCTATTTCATTTCCTTCAGATCCTTGATTAGTTAAATTTATAGAACTAGCTAATCTTAAAAAAGGAGCCTTTGTAGTATAATTTTGGATATCTTTTGGGGGAATATTAGTATATTTTCCTAAAGATTCCTGCCTTACCTCTATTTGGTCTTTAACCCAGGGATCAAATGGTTTTCCCAAAAAATTACTCATAACTTTACCTATTTAAAATGTTATAACTATCAACTATGTTTACTATATCTACAGGTATTCTAATTTGTGTTCCTGGGGGTAAAAATAAAGAACCCATATTTATTTTATTAGGGTTTGCAATTGAAATAATCCAATATAATGTAACATCTTGATAAAATTGATTTGCTAATAAGTCTAGTCTATCCCCAAATTCAGTTTCAACCCAAATATCTGTTTCTTTTATAGGGACTTCAGGATACTCAACAAATCCATAATATTGAGTACCTAGAGTTCCTACAAACTCATTTTCATTTCTTAATTTTTTTATTTCAGCGTATCTATTCATTATTTTAACTTACTATATGTTTTGGTTTGATGGAATGGATTAATTAGTATCTCTATTATTATCCCCTCCACTTCCTCGTGTTGGTTGGTATGTTAAATATTCATCTTCATAATTTCCTCTGCTATTAAATTTATTAGATAAAGCAATATATCTACTATCTGGATTATTAGCATCACCTGGTTTTTCTGGTAGGAATGTATGAATAGGAGTGAATGAAAACCCGCTTACTTGAATAACGTGTGGAAGTTCTTTAACACTATGGTCAGAATCACCTGTTTCATCAATTCCAATCTCCCAAGTTGATTCTTGGGGAACAGTGTATGTTAAAGAAGTAATAAATCCTGGTTGTTCATAAAGATAACCCCCTAATGTTAGTCTAACTAAATTTCCTCTCATAAACCCCGCCCCATTGTAATCAGGAGTTAAAGTTGAGGCTAAGTAGTTTAATTTTTTATACATTGGAATAAGTTCTGCTTTTGATTGAGCAGCTACTGTAAATGATAAATTAATTGATCTAGCAAATCCACCATAATTGTATAAAGTATCACCTCTTCCTACATAATTAACAGCATTCCAATTAGCTGAGTAACTATCATCAAATGAATTTATAAATGCTCTAAAATGCATATAGACAGCACTTCTATTGGTTTTATTATTATCAATAGCTGCTATTCTAAATTTAACTAAATCATTAATGGGTTGATTGACATCTGCACTTGTACCTGAGTACATTGGCATTGCATTCAATTTATCTAATGCTTCTAATTCATTAGCTTTAATACCATAATTCCAAATATTTTTACTTTCTGGGTTGTCGCTATCAGGAGTTCTTCTTTTACCACCTTGTTTACCAGGTTGACCCATATTAAGTCTTTCATCTATATTTTTTTCCCTGTAATTTGGGGAAAGAGATATAACTGAAGAATTTTCATCTTTTAATAAATCATCATTATTAACATCATATAATTTCTTTCTAAAGTCCGTAGGATATAACCCAACTTCCCCCCCTTGAATAACATTTTCTTTAGCTATTAGTTGTGGTTGGGTATAAGTACGTGATGAATTTTTATATAAAATTTCAGGATTAGTTTTAAAAGAAAAGGATGTGTAAGTTTGAACATTTCCGTTTTCATCTTCAAACTCATTTATTTCTGGTATAAGACCATTTACTTTATAAACAAAATTTTGGTAAGGACCATTACCTCCTATTTGTATAGCGGGGCCATTAGAAAGAGAATCATTAAATATAAACTCTCTATCTGATTGATATTTAAATACTGTTTTAAGATAATTTTGTGCATATACTGCTGTAGCACTGTTTTGCCTTGCTAATTGATAATCAAATTTTGATAATGATGGATCAATTTCATATCCTCTATTTTTTATCCCCCCTAAATAAAATTGTCCGGGGGTTGAAATTGATAATCTGTTTGCTAAACCTGTTCTTTGATCTGCAAATTTAATATTAGTTTTTCCAATCCCTAAAATAGCACCAGGACCACCACTATAAGAGTATATATTTACATCTGGATCGTTTCCTACCTCTTTAGCTCTATTATTAAATATTACTAATCTATTACCTTCAGCAGTTTCATTAAATTTTTTAGTAGCAGCTTCATAAGTATTTAAACCTAATTTACTTAATCCCTGAGCTAAATCACCTTGAAATAAACCCCCTTCTATTATACCACTCATAGGAGAAAAAGGATCTAAACCTAACAAATTAGCATGTACCCCTAAACCATTACCTAAAGCTGTAGCTAGAGTTCCTATAGGAGTATAAACCCCTTGATTTATGTTACCACCCCCAGTAGCTTCTAAACCTCCTGAACCTGCTGAAAATACATAAGGAGAAGCACCAGCATATCCTAACCCAAATGAAGCTGGGGTTTTAACAGATGTTCTAGATAATATATTTTGTTTAGCTATAAATCCTAAACCTGCTGAAATGTTTTTAGTATCAATAAACATTTGAGCTAATCTACTTACATCATCTAATGCATTTGATACTGATTTTAACCCACCTCTAATTATAAAATCTGGGCCTGATCTTACGGGAAGGTCATCAGATTCTAACCCTGTAGGGATATCTTTAGTGATATAGGGTTGATTACTATCACCGCTATCACGTTTATCTCTCCCCCAAGGTAGATTTGTTAAATCTGTTTGGAAGTTAATTAAAGGCATATATTAATATTAAAGTCCTGCTGCTCCAGGAGGTAAATTATTTGCGTATCTATTTACTGGTTCTTGATGTGAATTAGCTGTTTCACCTAATTGTGAAGTCTGTGGGTTTGTGTAACCCATAGCTCCGGCTCCAAAATTATTATAAGCTGGGTTGTTTAGTGTAGGATCTCCGATATTAGAATATTGGTTGTGGAGTTGAGAATTACCTACAATACTAACAGCAGGATCTGTAATTGGGTTTGTGTTAGGTGATACAGGAACTCCTAAAGGAGAACCATCTGTATTAAACATGTTTTCAATTGAATTTGACATAATTTTATATTTTAATTGTTATTTTGTTATAAATATCAACCCATTTTAGAAGTTGCTAATGCTAGTGATTTACCTGCTTTATTTCCATCAATGTAAACATCACCACCTTCTTTTACCGCGGATATTAATTCTTTTAATAATCCTACTATTTGGGTATTATTTGTATTTTGGGTATTATCTATATTTGATTCTTCACCTTTTAATAAACCTGGGAGCTTACTTAAAGGCATTACTACTTCATCTTCACCACCTTCACCAATAATGGCAGGAATACCTCCAGGGGTTGCAGGAATGATACCACCATCTGCTAAACCAAGCATAGAATTTACTGATTTTGATAAATCTGGGGATTCTATTTCACTTATATCAACTCCTGGGACGTAATTTGCTCCTCTTATTACCGTATTAAGGGCACCTACTACTAGATCTGTTATCGCTTGGAAAGGCATTACAACTAATTTTAATACTCCTCTAATTAGAGATTTAAAACCATCCAACAACATATCAAAATCAAAAGTTAGAATACCTACAATTACATCTGCAATACCCCCAAAAATATCCGTAAATCCATCTGCTAATTTTTGAAAAGCATTTGAGAGTGCTGTTAGAGCAGGTTGTAATACATTCATAACTAAGTTAATAACATCGCCTATTAATTTAGCTATTGGTGATAAAATTGCAAATATTGGTGTTAAAACATCCATCACAACATCAAATATAGGAGCTAAACCATCCATTAATTGTATAAATATATCCTGAAGTTTGTCCATGGCTGCCGCCATTTTTTCTTGTTGGGTTGCTGATTCAAACTGAGCTAATAATCCTGCTTTTGCTAATTTCTCCTTTTTTTCTTCTGTAAGAGTACCATCTTTTAAAGCTTTATTATACATTTCTTGGGCATCACTAGCTGATGCAAAACCTGCGGCTTTAACAGCTTCTAATTTTTCTTGTTCTATTAACATTGCAGCCATGTCTTCTCTAGACATGTTAAAGGCTTTAGCCATAGCTTCTTGTTGGATAACATTCATTGCCCCAAATTCAGCTGCTGTACCTACTTCTTTTCTTAATTCAGCGGCTAACTTAGCTTGATCACCTGCTAGTGCTGCTGCTCTAGCTCCTTCTAAATTAAGTTGTTTACCTGTTAGTAACTCAGCTTCCATTTCAGCTGCTATTGATGATTCAAAGTCTAGTAAACCACTTTGGGTAGCTTCTAATTGGGATTGTGAAATGCCTAACATTTTAGCTTGGAATACTTGTTTGGCCATTTCTTTAGTATTCATTTTATTATTCAACATTTGAACAGCTGACATTTGACCAATACCTTCTTGAATATCTTTAGCATTTATTGAGATACCATTTTGAGCATTTAACTCCATTGTAACAGCTTGAACTTTTTCAAGTTGTTTTTGGATAGAAGTTCCACTCATTAAGGCTTTTTCAGCAAATACACCCATAGCATGAGATGATAGCCCTGTTTTTTCTGCAATAGCTGAAAATTCTGCAGCAAATTCACCAGAGAATTTTACAGATGTCCCAAATAACTTATTTAATTCGACTTGAGCTTTTACTACATCTTGAGATGATACTAATAGATCTCCTGACATAGAGGCGGCATCAGCCATTTCTGCATTTAATTCTCTTGCTTCTGCAGCTGATATTCCTAGTGATTTTGCTGTTGTTCCTGATGCAGAGTCAATAACCTTCAAGGCTTTTACAGCTTCTATAATTAAACCAACAGGTCCAAGAGCTTTAGAAATTATAGGACCTAATGCTTTAAAACCAGCCATAAGAGTACCTGTTGCCTTTAGTGGTAATTTACCTACTTTAACTTGTTTAGCACTTACACCTGCTTTTTTAAGAGCATCATCCATCTTCATTCCTTCAGCTCTAAACTGTTTATAATCACCAATACCTTTATTTATATTAGCATTCATTTCAATTTGTTCAGCCCCATGAGCTCTTGCTGCTTCTGCTGCTTCTTTAACAGGTCCTGCTATTTTAGATGCTCCTAATTTATCAGCAACATCACCCATTACCCCAAAAGCTTTTACTCCTGATGTTTTGGATATTGCTTGTGATGATTCAGCTGTTTGGGCAATTTGTCTTGATATTTCTTGTGCTTGTTTAGCTTGTTCACTATATGTTCTAGCAATTTCAGCATTTAATTTTTTACTTTCTACAGTCCCTTCCAGTGACATTTTAGAAAATTTTTCTTGTTGTTGTTTTGCTAAAATGATGTTTTTTTCTAAAGCTGTTTGTTGTTTTATAATTGCATTATTAGTCTTACTAAGACCTAACTCATCTTTTGTAACAGAATAAGACTCTTGAGCTATTTTTGTAACTTGGTTAGATAAATTTCTAGCAAGTTGTTTTTCTGAGTTTAGAAATTTTTGTTGCTTTATCTGATCTTGAAGAACATTTGAAATATCTTGTTGGTCAGAAAGTACATCAGAATTAATACCTCTTCTTTTCGCTAAAAGATCAATAATTTGTTCTTCTAGGGTTTTAGTCTGAGACATCTCATTATTGAGATCTTTTTGATTCTGTATGTCCTTCTGATCAGCCATTTAAACTATGTTTTATTATAAATATTAGAAGGCATCATTTTTTTGATGCCTTCGTAACATAATTGGGGGAAGTTGGTTTAGATCGTAAAGCTTCTTTAGGAATTTTATCTTTTGTAGAACTATTCAAATCAAAATTAGTTCCCTTTCCTTTGGAAGCATTTTTTATTGCTTCTGCTTCTGCAGATCTTGCTTCATAGATCTGTTGGTAAGTAAATCTTCGCAACCATATAGGCATACTGTAAACAGTATTCCAATCGTAACCACCCTGCCCATAATAAACTATGTCATGGATGGATTTGAAGAGATTGATCCTATAAGTCGCTGTCAGGCCAAAAAAAGTTGACGGTCATCGGAAGGGTAACATCCCTTTCGCTGCCGTCACTACTCACGTGGTTAAAGGTTAAATCAATATCAGGTTGGAATGTTTTTACATGCTCTCTAAATGCTCTAGAGTCTCTAGCCAACATATAATTATCTACAAATTCTCTAATAATTTTTACTTCACTATCCCCATTTACAGATGTAATCATATGTTTTAAACGAGTTGATAATTCAGGAGATGATTTTTTATCTAATTTTTTTAAACCTTTTACTTCAGATTTAATTGCCCTGTCATCTCTATTATTTAATAATTTAAAAGTAATCTCAGCTTTAGAATGAGGTAAAGTAAATGAAAATTGGTTAGTATTTTTTTCAATTAATTCACTTTCATTAATCCATCGTTGTTCTAATTCTGATAGGTCTACTGTTACTGTTTCATTTTCATAAGAAAATGTATAATCTTTACCATATCCTAAAACTCTAGCAGCAACCATAATTGAATTTTTGTCTCCAACTACTAAATCATCATAATTAATTTTTGTTACAATTAATGCCTTTAATAGTCTATCAATAACAGTTCCATCTTTAATGTAGTTTTGATTTGTAAGGATGTCTTCTTCTTTTGCTGTCATATATTTTATCTCAATGACTCCAGAAGATAAAGGATTGTCTTTAGGATAGACTAAACCTTTTGAAGGTAATTCTACTTGTTCAGTAGGAAATTTTAATTCTTGCATATAAATTTTATTTAGTTATAACTTAATTGTCATGTATACATACATAATGTAAAAAAAAGCTTGACCGAAGCCAAGCTATTTTTAAAAAAATATTTATTTTTATTAGAAATTTAACACGCAGTAATCCATTCCAATTGTTAAATCAATGTTCTGTGCTTCACCATCAGTATCCCAATTCATATCAGCGAATGAACCGTCTTTGATAAATGCACCTTTAATAATCCATTCTGAGACTACATCTCCTACAGGACCTAATACATCAATAGTTAAGTCTTTCTTGTAGAAATCAGAGTAACCAGCTCTACCAGTTACTGATTCGTAATGTAATCTAACCCATTCCATCACTGCTTGAGCACCAGAAGGAGTAATTGGGTCAAATAGTTGCATTGTAATGTCATTCCATCTTAATTTACCTTTTACTTTTCTATAAGTATTGATATGATTAAGTACAATTTCATCTTGTGCGAATCCTAATCCACTTACACCTTTAATGATATATGATGGGAATCCGTCAACGTACATCACAAATCTATTTGCTACTTTTGGTTCAAATGCTGTGAAAAATATTTCGTTTGGATCTAATACTGCCATTTTATTTTTGTTTTATTTTTTTATTCAATTATAAATATAATACTTTTTAATTCTTATGCAGGGAATTCAGCTCCTGTTGGTAGAATGTTGAAATCTAGGTAAATAAATTCTGCCGTTTTTGTTGGTTGAATGTATATAGCACCTCTTAATTCATTTCTATCAATTACATCGGGTCCATTATTTGAATCGTTCATTACAACTTTAAACGCGTATAAACCTTGTCTTTGTTGTACTGACTCTAAATATGGATTAACCTGACTTAAGAATATATTTCTTGTAGCTGCTGTATTTTGTTCAAATACTAAGTTATCAGATATCTGAGAAATGTAATTTTTAAGTGCAATTAATAATCTTCTAACATTTACTCTATCTAAAGCTGACGCTTGATTTTGTAATGTTTTCTGACCAAATACTACAACTCCTCTACCTGGGAATGTTGCTATTGGATTAACTTTACCTGTATATAATGTATCTCTATTGGCTTGAGTTAATTTTCTTTCAGCTTGAATTACTTGACCTAATCCACCTCTATTAATACCTGCTGGGGCAAACCAAGCTTCTGCTGTTCTATCATTATTAGCATATACACCTGGAATTAATGTTGAAGCTGGTACCCAAACTCTTTGTCCTGAATCTGGATCAGTTACCATACACCAAGGCCAATATGCAGCAGCATATGAAGTATCTTGAGCTGTTGCTGTTGATGTTACAGCTGTTATTGATGAAGCATATGGTTCAAGATCTAATACTACAATATTATCTCCTCTATTTTCAGTATTTGAAATTAAAGTATTTAATACTGAAGAATATCCTGATTGATACAATCCTGGAGATGAAATGATGTTATATTTGTA